GGTAACCGTTGCGGTAGACCTTCCCGGTGATCATCGAGGTGAGTGCGCTGCCTTTCAGTAGTGCGATCACGTCGCCTTGTACTTGCTTCGCTGTTTTCATTTCAGCCCGAGTTGTTTGATCATTCGATTTACTTGCGCTTCTGCTTCCAGTTGCGATGAGTCCAAAACGTCGTAACCTAGATATGAAACGTGCTTTGCGTAATTCATGCCTGCTACTACGATTAGGACGATCCCTTCCGGGAATTTCGAGACTACGGATTTCGCGAATTCCAATCCCCCGGCTGCTCCCTCGGCTCCTCCTTTTACGGCTTCGAATGTGCTGCTTCCTATGATCTTCCCATCCTTGGCAACAACGTAACCGATGGAGCTGCGAAGGTTCCCGGTCTGGTCTTGGTATGAGTCTGTAGATCTTGCAACCGTTACGCATTTTTCGCCGATATAAAACATCCGGCGGATGATTACCTCCTCTAGTCGGTTTATCCGATCTATAAGGTAGTTTTCAACCTCGGCTGGTGGCGTTATTTGCGTGATGGGCATTAGAGTAGGATTTTCGTCATTTGTACGGCCGGGAGCGGCTCTGCTGATATTACGGTAAATTCGCCGATCGCTCGATTATCCATATCGGTCAGGAGAATTCGTGCCTGCTCGATGATGGTTCCGTCGATTAAAACTTCATATGTCGCGATGGTGAAGGCTTCGCCGTTCGAACGCCCTTTGTTGCTGTAGGTGTTCGCCCGGTATTGGCAGGGGATTTTCGGCTCCCATGTTTCGGTCGCCGGGATCGGATAACCCGTTTCGGGATCGATCCCTCCGCCTGCTTTTTTCTTCACCTCGATATTTCCGTTCTGTATGATCATCGCCAGTAATGTTGTCAGAAGTTACTCCCTTTGTAACCGTAAATCGATTTTTTCGGTGGGTTGGCCGCGCGGTGCTCGAGATAGATTTCCGCCGATTGCCTGCGTAGGCTCATGCGCTGATCCTCTGAAAAGCTGTAGGAAATGCCCCCCTGCGAAATGTTCGGCGCATTGGAGAGCCACATTAGCGCGTCGGCCTTCGCTAGTTGAAAGCCGGGCGTTGCGCAGCGCTCCGGTGTCGCCTCGAGAGAAGCATCGACGCCTCTCCGACCCGCCATGTCTTTTAGGACGTCTGGCGGGATCGGGTAGGCGCTGAGGCTTTTCAGGGTGTCGAAAACGGTTGCCATCCGGTGGGAGGGTTAAGCGTTCGCGGCCTGTGTTACTACGAGAACCGCGGTATCGCCGAGGCTGTCGGTGATAGTCACGTTCGTAGAGCGTGCGGGAGCGGCTTCCTCGCTGTTGGCAGAAACCTTAACGGTTACAACCTTGCCGGAAACGGTCACGGTGCACCAAGTATCTGCTGCCACGGGAGCGGCGGATGCGATGCTTGCGGCGTCGGTGGTTACGGTTACAGTCTTGCCGGTGGTGTTGGCGGCCTTGGTGAAGGTCAGCGATTCAGGGGTCAGTCCGATGGCCTGTTTGTTGGCCTGCAGGAGATAGATACTGTTCACGCCGTCGATTACCGGGATGGCCAGAGCCTGACCGGCAGTAAACTCCTCGAGGGGTTCGTTCTTCGAGTACTTCGAGATCAGGGTTCCTTGAGCTCCGTCTTGATAGGCCACGCCCGGAACCGGGAAGGCTTTTTCTGCGAGTGTTCCGTAAACCAATCGGCCGACAATGTTGTCGTAGAGGAAGGCGACGTTGGCCTCTTCCCACGGTGTGACGTTGCTTTGTACTCCGTCTTTTTCAACCCGGAAGGTGCTGTCCACGATCACAACTTTCACGCTGTACAAATCCTCCAAAGCGGCCAAAAACCCGGCGCGGGAGGGAACCGGCAGGTTGGCGGTGGTGGTATAGATGAAGTTGTTGAAGTTGGCGGCGATTACTTTCCCCTGCGTCGAATTTTTCATCAGGTTGAAGTACTTTTTCGAGAGCATCATCACGGTAATCCTGTTGCCGTCGGCCTGCGCTTTGTCGAATACCTCATCGACGTCGTCCTGCGGGACGTAACCTGTCGAACCCCAAGGGATTTTCGAACGGAAGATGTTTTCGGCCTTGTAACCAAAATCGGTACGGATGCCGACGCCGGTGTTTTGGTCGTCCTCGATAAGGGTTACTCCGGTGGAAAGCGCCTGCAGAAACATGATTTCCTTACGAACGTCGATCCCCTTCACAACCTTGGGGATGTCGTCGAAGATTTTTTTTGCGATCTGCTCCTCGCTCATCCCCTTGGCGATCATGGTCTGGATGTCCTGCAGGGCTTTTTCTCCTTTGCGGAGTTTCAAGCCTAGCTTTGGAATGTCTCCGGAGGCGGTGCGGAGGCTGTCGCGCTTTTTCAGGGGCAGGGTACTTTCGAGGGATACCACGTCGGCGGCCACGATCGAACCGTTGATTTCCTTTCCGCCCCATTTCAGGTCTGGCGAGAATTCCTCGGTGAGCATGGTCTTATGGAAAAGGGTTTGCTCCTCCTTCTTTCCGTTGATCAGTTCGGTCACCTTCTGGACGATGGGCGCGAACCATTTTTCAAGATATTCTGTAAAAAAAGATGGATTCATAGTGTACTAGAATTTTAGAGGATTAAAGGAATTCGATTCGAGGCAAGGCTGCCTTAATGGCCGCGGTCACGGCGTAAGGAGAGGCGTTTGCGTTTACCTGCCCGATGGTCAGAATTGCGGCCATTGGCTTTGCGGTGAGGATGGTGCGTTTCAAAACACCCTTGTAGGTCTTGCCGGTGGTGTCGGCGACATAGGTTCCTGTGCCCGCGTCGATCGCGAGAGGTTCGAGTACTCCGGTAGTATCATCGGCGACGATGATATGCCCGGCCTTGATTACGGTTTGCCCGGAGAAGTTCGCGACGTTGAGCGTCCGGCCTCCGGGGATGTCTCCGAGATCCTTGATCACGATGATGGAGTCCATTCCGTCGTCGATGTACGCGGGATCGTTGTTGAGGTTAGCTGTTGCCATTGTGTTTGTGATTTTTTAGGGTTAATTAGACGTTCAGGCTGTTCACTACGGCATCGACCTCTTCTTTCGAGGCCTTCTTTCCGGTGTCTGCTGCCTGTGTTCCGACCGTTGCCGGCCTGCCAAAAACGGCGCCTTTGGCGGTGGTTTCCTTTGCGATCGTCTCTACCTCTGTGGTGATCTCCGCCGTGAGGGTTTCGAATTCTTCATCCGTGTAATCCTTTACCGGTAATCGGGAGTAGGGTTTGCGGAGGTTCTCCGGGAGTTTTTGAATGATCGCGTCGAGTTTCTGCTTGCGCGTTGTGGTCACCTTTTCGCCTTCGATGTTCGAGAGTTTCTCCGCGAGTGCCTTATTGCTGTCGAGGAGTGCTTTCGCCCATGCCGGGATGTCAGGGTTCGCGTCTTGCGCGGCGGGTTCGGTTTTTTTCGCAGGCTCGCCCCCTTCTGCCTTTTGGCCATCTTTCAGGCCGTGTTTTTTCTCGTAGTTCTGGATGGCTGTTTTTTGCGCTTCGGTCGCGCGGCTGTCTCCATAACTTTCGAGAAGTTGTGCGATGGTGACCCCCTCGACGGCGGTGGTCGCCTCCTGCTCTGTGGTTGCAGTCTGTGCGAGTTTATCCGCAATCCTGCCTAAAATTGATTCATTGACGCCCGGGAATTTGGTTTTCAACGCTTCCAAAATTTGCTTTTTCATAGCTCTTTGTATTTTAACCGGTTGGTTTATGGATCAAATGTAATGCAAATTTAGCAATGTGCTTATATTATACGCATATATGGCAAAAAAGATTTAGAGGGAATTTGAGTGTTAGGCGGTTACTCGTTTGTTCGTGCGCTTGCTTTTTTTTTTAAAAAATTACCTTTTCGGTTAAAAAAAAATAGAAATATGTGTTATTTATCGAATAATTAATCTATATTTGTATTGTCGTTAAACCAAACCAAAAACTACAGCCATGAATGCAAATCTTACCGAACCCGCAATTCTTACCGCAAAAACTTTTTTCTTCCGTCCTTCCTCTAACGCCTCCGGTCGCCGTCGTAATGAATCACGCCAACATTCTATCGTTATCGGATTTTTGGAGGGTCTGGGCTTCTCTATCCTTCGCGCTGATGACGAGATTTCCGTCGGTGTGTTGAACCATGAATCGCTCGGGCGGATTGAAGTGGAATTCTACTATTCCGAAAGCTGCAAGAATGTTTACCGGAGGCTGTCGGTAACCCGTAACGGTAAGGTGTCGAACATCACCCTGCTCCGTAAGTTGTACCAATAGGCTTCTGCTCTCGCTTAATTTATCCCTCAAAATAACTCTAACCCAACCAAAAAAAACAGAATTATGGAAACAATGATTTCAACCCAGCAAGGCCTCAATGAGGTAGTTATGAACAAAGTTCAAAAAATGATCGCGCGCAAATCCGCTGATGTGCAGGGAACGCTCGAGCGCCTTGTAAATGAAGGCCGTATCGCTCAGGATTATATCGCGCCGATTGGCGTAGAGCTTAAGCGCGCAGATCGCGCTCCTGTTGTTACCTTTTCCGGCAATGGTCATGTGTTGATGAATTTCGACGATCGGTCGCTATCCCTGCACCCGAACGCGGTTTCTCAGCTTGCTGCTCGGATGAACATCCCGACGGCGTACCTCCGCGCTCTTTCGACCGGAGATGAATGGCAGCGCAAATTAGCTGCCTCAATTCTGAATGAGCATAGTGGGTGGACAGAGCGCTCCCGGGTGCTTGTTCGCTCGGTGGGTAACGAGGTTCGCGGTGTTTTGAGTGATAGTTATCGCAGACTTAACAGCGTCGAAATTCTGACCTCATTTGTAGAGTCGGCTTGTGGTGAGGGTGCTGTCGTTGCTGATGCTTATATGACCGATACCAAGGTTTGGGCGGAGGCTATCATTCCACAACCCCTCGTGATCCCCACCGCAAAAAATGGCGACGTTGTAATTTTCGCAGGCGCCCGGTTCTCTACCTCGGACTATGGCGACGGTGCTGTCGATATGCGGTCATTCCTCCTGAACGGTGCATGCCTGAATGGTATGGTTCGCGAGTCTGTTATGAAGCAAGTTCACCTCGGTTCTCGGCTTCCTGATAATCTACGGCTTTCGCAGGAAACATACGAGCTTGATACTCGCACCACCTCTTCGGCGATCCGCGATCTTACGCAGGGTATTTTTTCAAAAGATGCGATCATGCAGCGCGCTATCGAAATTCAGGGCGCATCTGAGATCGATGTTGATTTCGAGCGCGAAATTAAGGCGCTTACCTCCTCCGGTTCATTGCTCAAATCCGAGGGTAAAGAGGTTGAGAAGTTGCTTATGAAAAACTCCCCCGATGATGGCGTTCAGGGTGGCTCTACGTTGTGGAAATTAACGCAGGCCATTACCGCCCATGCCCGGGAGGTCGATCCGGCTCGCTCGCGTGAGCTGCATGAAATTTCCGGAGCGCTGCTCAATCGCGTAAAGGTTGCCTAGTGTTTATTTACCGCCGGGTCGTTTTTCTCGGCTCGGCGGTTTTCTTTTATCTTATGCAGGGGAAAAAATACATTATCTCTCGGCGGTATGATGAAGGCGTCAGGTATTATTCCGAAGACCTCGGTTGCTTTACTCCCGATCGCGTCTTTGCTACGCGATATAGGCAGGCGTCGACATGCAAGGCGATTATATCCTGTGAGGGTTTTTCTTATGCTTGCGTTGAGTTGTACGAATGCCGAATTCCGTATTTGTCGCCTCGAGGTTGCGGATTTGAGGATCGGTCGCCCCCTGTGCCGATATGTGGGGATTGCCGGGTTTGCGATCTTTTAGCTTGCCATCGCGAATGCGAATCTATCTAACCGGGCGCCTCGGTCTGACGAGAGTATTATATATTCTTTACTTTACTCTCCTTTACTCTCCTCTACTGTGCGTTATGCCGTGCCGAAACTATGCCATAACTATTTTGGTGGATTATTTCGTTGAATATCAATACTTTGCAATGTTAGAATTTGCTTTATTTTTTGTATATTTGTTCGTTTTGTATGCTGTACTTTTGTTATTTAGTGCTTTTGTAAATGTGCTTTACTTTTTACTCCGAGTTATGAAATGATTATGGCGCGCCGAAACTATGCCGAAACTATGCCGAAACTATGCCGAAA